TCAACAGAGATGGACTGAAAGTTCGCTTGACTGGGAAAGACGAAATGAACTATTCCTAACCCACCTTTATGGTGGGGACAACCATAACACCTGTGAGCTGGATAAATGAGGGTGTTAATTTAGTCAGGTGGCGGAATTGGTAGACGCAAAGATGTTGTGAGTTGGTAGGTAATAACTACTTGGATAGTATCCACACTAGAACTCTCAAATACAGGTTCAAATCCTGTCCTGACTACAAAAAAATAAAAAAAGATTTGGTAGATTAAAATATTCTACTTATATTTGTAAGACAGAAAACGGGGGTAGGAATGTTAGAGATGGTGATCCTACTCCCGTGACGAAAGAAGAAGTTCATTGAAATAAAAAATATTGTGGTGGTAAGAAAAGGTGAACTCGTTAAGTTCATAGGCCTGTTGATAAGAAATGGTGAAACGAGTGTGGTTGTCAACTACTACATCGCAATAATAAGATAGTCAAGTGGCGGAATTGGTAGACGCTGGGAGATAATACTCAAAACTCCTTGATATGAGGGATAATAATTCACTTATATCGTATAGGTTCAAATCCTTTCTTGACTACGATATAGCAGGCGGGAGGTAAAGGATCTCACCGGTCTCATAAGCCGGTCTAACCTGGTGCGATTCCAGGGCGTTGCTACAAAATGGATGAATAGGTGGAAGGGTCTTTCCTGAAAGACGGCACGCTAGGCCCGCGTTCATCCAAAGCCAACCAAGCTTTACTACAATACGGGTTCATACCTGTGGGTTAGAGGTGACGATCAGGAAAGACTGATAAATTTGCCGACGTAGCTCAATGGTGAGAGCGGGACGCTTATATCGTCAAGGTTATGGGTTCAAACCCCTTCGTCGGTACAAAAAGATCAACTAGTCACTGTATCCAACCAGTGGGTGTCAGTAAGTATTCTGAGCGACGTTTAAATCCTGATAGCAATGTTGATTTTTATTTTGCGGGTATCGTATAATGGTTATTACTCCACACTTCCAATGTGGAGATGAGTGTTCGATTCATTCTACCCGCACAAATGGGCCTGACGCCGACGGCAGGTCGAGTGGTTTGCAACCACATCGTTTGGGTTCGATTCCCACAGTGTCCACAAAAAAAGTAAAAAAAGATTTGGTGGATTGAAATAAAATACCTATCTTTTTAAGAGTTAAACGCCCGTTGGACAAGCGGTTTAAGTCGTCTCCCTTTCACGGAGAAGATCATGGGTTCGATTCCCATACGGGTGACAATTTTTTTTAGTTAAAACACGATTAAAAAAGGGGTTCGGTGATATTTATATATATGAAGATATGTAATAAATGTAATAAAGAACACGACGGCACTTTTGGTAGTGGTAAATATTGTTCTATTAGTTGCGCTAATAGTAGAACTTTTTCCGAAGAAACTAAAAAAATCAAAAGTTTGGCAAACAAGGGTAAGGATCCTTGGAATAAAGGAAAAAACTGGGGAACCACAATAACAAAGTGTGAATATTGTGGAATGGATATTGAACATTGGAGATCAACACCGAAAAAATATCATTCTGAATGTTGGTTAAAATCTTCAGGAGGTGTTAGAAAAGGTGCTGGTGTTGGTAAAAGTGGGTGGTACAAAGGATATTGGTGTGATAGTAGTTATGAATTAGCTTGGGTTATATACCAACTTGAACACAATAAACCTTTTAAAAGGAATACTAAAAAATATAGTTATTTTTGGAATGGTAAACATAAACACTATATACCGGATTTTATTCAAAACGATGAAATAATAGAAATAAAAGGTTATGTTAATGAACAGACAAAAGTAAAATTAAATACGATAAAAGATTTAAAAATTTTATTTCGTAAAGATTTAAAAAAAGAATTTGAATATGTTGAATCTAAATACGGAAAAAATTTTGTATATTTGTATGAATAAATAATGGTCCATTGGTGTAACGGCTAACATATATCCCTGTCACGGATATGCTTCGGGTTCGATTCCCGGATGGACCGCAAAAATATTTGCTCGGATGGTGGAACAGGTAGACACGCCGGACTTAAAATCCTGTGGGCATTGGCCCGTGCCGGTTCGACTCCGGCTCCGAGTACAAAATGGTAGGTCATTGAGCGTGTTGGAGAACGCACCCAGGTCCTGGGAGAATAATAGGTTCGATTCCTGTAATGACTTCAATAGTATTGTATGGATGATTTTAAAAAAATAGAAGTAGAGATTGCAAAAAGATATGGTGCAATTACTCGTGGCACAAAAAAGTCTATTGGTGATTTTTTAATCAATGAAGATACATCAAAGGCAGTAAATGTAAAAAGTAATAATGTTGATAAAAATAATTATTCACCTAATATTATATCAGCAAAAAGGTTATTAAATTGGTTAAAAAAAGAAACTAACGAAATTTATTTTATTTTTGTTGATTATAAAAAAACAAATAATAAAATTGAGAGTATATCCGAGTCTGGTTTAATACCAATTCACCACATAAGTTGGGATTGTCTAACAATTGAATCACAAGGTTGGGGAGTAATCCAAATGAACAAAAAATTAAAGATTGATACTAATCAAGATATTAAAACATTTTTATCCGGATTAAAATCAAACTATGAAAAATATTTAGAAAAAGAATTAGTCAAATTTGTAAAAATTAGAGAAATGATTAAGGATTTCTAATATGTATAGGTCCATAGTTAAAGGGATATAACCCTAGCCTTCTAAGCTTGTATTCCTGGTTCGAGTCCAGGTGGACCTACTAAAATTTTACAAATTTATTTTGTAGATCAAAATATTCTATATATCTTTGTTGTATAAATAATTAAGATATGTCAGAGATCAGAACAAAGCTTAGAAACTACCAGGGAACAAATTCTTTCATTCTTAAAATGAAGGATCTTGTATTGAAATCAAGAACTCTTACTGAAAACCAATCAACTGCCGTTGAAAAAATCTTCAAACAAATTGAAGACAATAAAAATGTTGTATTAACTCCTGATTTTAAAAAGATTTCTGAGTACTCCGGAACTAACTCTTTCATTAATGAAATTAAAAACAAACTTAAAGAGTTTGGAAATCTAACAGAAAAACAAACTGAGGCCGCAATTAACCAGATCACAAAAGAGGAAAATGCTGCAAAGGTACATAAAATGAATGTGCCGGCAATTGGTGATACAATTAAGATTGGTAGAACTATTGGAGAGGTACTTAAAGATCAGTATAAACTTAAATTTAATCCAATCCTTCTTGATATCACAAAAGTCCTTGGTTTCTCTGAAAAAGCTGTTAAGTTCTCAGCAAAACTTACCGTACAGAGAGGATCTGTTTGTACTTGTTGTATGAAGACCTTGACTGACGAGTTTTCAATGCTTACCGGAGTTGGTAAAACTTGTGCTAAACACCTTGGGATCCCTTACATTACTGATGCTTCCCAGGCCGATAAATTCCGTGAGGAATACCTAAAAAAAGTTGAGGAGATCGGGGAGATGGAAGTGTGGGTTCCTAAGTCTCAGATCAAAACCTGGGACGGTAGAACTAATGTTCTTTTGAAGATGTCCCAGTATTGGAACAAATAAGAATACTAATTTTATTGAACTTTAAGATATTTATAAAGTATAATAAACCATAAAACCAATTTTTATGAATTTTAGTAGAGAACAAGTGATGGGTGTAGTTAGACACGCATTGACCTTTTTAGGAGGTATTGCAGTGGCTAAAGGTTATGCCAGCGACGCAACAGTAACAGAAATTATTGGTGCTGCCGTAACACTTGTAGGTGCCGTTTGGTCGGTACTAGCAAAAAAGTAATTTTTTTTATTTATTGTGAAACCCCACTCAAAAGGTGGGGTTTTTTTATTTTCACAGTATTTATTAGTTAAAAAGATTAAATGGAAAATTGGACGGGAATTATTGTTGCTTTTATAACCGGTGTATTGGGTCCTTTATCAATTATTTTTGTAAAGAACTGGTTAAGTAAAAACAAGAAAAAACCAGATATGGTACAAGAAACATTAAAAGTAAGTGAACTTGTAAATCAAAAAATAGAAAACATTAAAGAAGAATTTAAACCTGATCGGGTTTGGATCACACAATTTCATAATGGTGGTAACTTCTACCCAACCGGAAAATCAATGGCAAAGTTTTCAATTATTTATGAGACCGTAAACCCAGGTGTTAATTCAGTACAATCAAATTTTCATAACATCCCTGTTAACCTTTTTTCAAAGTCAATTAATGAGCTTTTAAATAATGATCTAATTGCGATTCAGGACTATAAAGATGAGACAATTGCTACTTTTGGTTTAAAGTATATTGCCGAAGATACTAATTGTAAATCTGGATATCTTTTTGCAATAAAAACAATTGATGGTAAATTCATAGGAACATTAGGTCTTGATTACACAAAGAAAAAAGTAAAATTAGACCCAGATGATATTATTGCACTTGAAATCCACGCAACGGCTCTTGGTGGTGTTTTAATGACACACCTTTCACAATAATTTTTTAATTAAAAAAATATTCATATCTTTACTTTATGAATATTTTCTTTTTAGACTTTGACACTGAAAAATGTGCTAAATACCACTGTGATAAGCACGTGGTTAAAATGATCCTTGAGACAGCACAACTCCTTTGTGGTTCACATTGGGTTATTGGATCTGAAGCTCCTTATAAATTATCACATAAAAACCATCCTTGTGCAATCTGGGTTAGAGAATCATTATCTAACTACCTTTATCTGTGTGATCTCGGTTTAGAACTATGTAAAGAATACACTTATAGGTACGGTAAAAGACATAAATCACAAGATATTATTGAGTGGTGTTTAGATAATAAATTAAATGTTCCGGATAAAGGATTCACTGAACCACCAAAAGCAATGCCGGATGAATATAAAGTAAATTCTGTTATTGAGTCTTATAGAAACTACTATATAAATGCAAAGAAAGACTTTGTATCCTGGAAAAATAGAGATGTTCCGGAATGGTTTTTAACTACTGAAGTATTTATATAGAAAATCTTTAAATGAATATAGCATATCCATTAAGTACAAAACGTCAAATTAATTCAAAATACGACGAAAGGAATGGTGAGAAACATAATGGTGTTGATATTGAAGCCTATGTTGGTACCAATGTTATTGCAATTACTGATGGTGTTGTTGCTAGAGCGGATAATAATGATTCTGGTGGTTATGGAAATTTTATATGTATTGAACATCCAGATTTAAATGGATCAAAAAAATTTTCATGCTACGCACATTTATCTAAAATGTTAAAATCTGTTGGTGATCCTGTAAATCAAGGAGATATTATCGGATTATCTGGCGGTAAAAAAGGTGCTCAAGGATCGGGAGATTCTAGTGGTCCACATCTTCATTTTGAAATTCGTAATAGTCTTGATGGTGGGTTTGAGGACCCAACAAAATATGTTACAGGTGGTGTGGTAGGATTAAAATCTAGTTCTAAAAATGAAACAAAAAAACTAAAAAAATCTGTAGCCTCAACGAAGTTCTTTAAAGATAAACCAATTAAGATAATATCAACACCTGCAGGACACGCAAAGAGATCAACAAAAGATTGGTCTTCAAATAATGCTTACGACATCCAAGCCAACATCGGTACAAAATTATATTCACTTACATCTGGTAGGGTTACAAAAAAACACGAATCTTCAAATAAAAAAGGAAATATTTTTGGTACACAATTAAGTATTACAGGAACAAACGGATTTCCGAGCATTTTTTATACACATATAAAAAATGTAAAATTAAATGTTGGTGACACAGTATCACCTGGTGATTACATTGGTGAAATAACGGAATGGCCGTTACATCCGGAGTCAAGTCACGTACACGTAGGTATTGAGAGGGGACACGATGTTTTTGATTATATGGATAAAAATGGGAATATAAAAAACATAAAAGATGGTTATGAAGCTACAGACGACTCAGATGAGGATGTAACAACAGATCAGGAAGATGATGATGGTGGTTTATTTTCCAATTTTAAAAATTTTACAAATATCATATCAAAATACGCTAAAAAATATGATACCACAAGTGAAAAAGAAAAAGCAATGTATGAAGAAGTTGACAGAATGAAAGATATTATGAAAAAAATTCTGTAAGGTACTTGTCAAATCAAAATAATTGTTTTAAGTTTGTAATGTAATTAAAAACAAACAAAATGAACGAGGTACAAAATGAAAACGTAGAGGTTGAAGTATACGGATACATCAACGACAAAGGTCAAAAAGTGATCACACCAAACCTTGAGTTTGCCCAGATTATGGCAAACAAATATGGAACAAATAATGTTTTTTTAATAAAAGACTAAAAAAAAGTTCACAAAGTACTTGACAAATCAAAAAAAAGGTCTTAACTTTGTAAAACAAATTCGGAAAAGTCCGAAAACGTTCTTTGAAAAATTAGATTATCCTTTCAGGAGTAAGAAATGAAACTGATAAAGATATTGGGCCGTGTATAGTCCATAAAATAAACTACGAAAGTAGGATAAAGTGAGTCAGAAGTGTAACTGACTTGCGCCTTAGGAAACTGAGGTCAAGTACACAAGCGGGATACCGTTTAATCTTTAGTACCGAGGGCGACGCTGTAGGGAAAGTGGTTAGGTGATTGGGCGATGTGGGTCGTCTGATTGAGGTGGGGACACCAATAGGAATAACCCGTAGGAATTTTGCAAAACATATGGTTATCCAATCGTATTATTGCGAGTTCCAATATTAAAGGAGACTTAAAACCGAAAGGTATGTTGATGTACAGGTGGTGCTGTTATTAACCTTGACCGTTCCCCACCAAGGGATTGATCACGAAGTAGTCTTGAAATATGGAGATGGGGACATTTCACGAAGTTGTTTGGTATTTCATAGTCCAAAAGATTATGAAGCTAATGACAGACCACAACTTTGACCAATCCACAACACAAAAACCTATGGAGGCTTTTAATTCCAAATTAAAAAGTAACATTACGGAAAAGTGTCTGTCACGGTATAATGGAAGTTGCCCACTTAGTCGTGAGTTGTTCACGGCACACAAGGATCCCAAGTCTGAGTGTATTTTTACCAAAAACCTCTAATCCCGCAAGGACTAGCTGGGAAGGCATTCTCGGAGAGAGTTGAATAATAAGAGAGTAGTTATATCGTTAAGAAGTGATTGGTCTAACCAATCGGCAATGAGAAATACTTCTCAAAAGGAAGTGGATAAGAGTAGAAACAATAATGACTCTAAAGGTTCTCACAAAAAACTGTAATCTCAGGTTTTTATTTTTTAGGTTTAATTCAAAAAATATTAAAGGGACAATGTAAATTGATCCCTTTTTTCTTTATAATATTTTATTTCCTTTTTTAATATTATCGTACCACCATAATGGTTGGAGATTTGTATAATGACACAATTTAATAATCTCTTGCTCATTTTTTGCCGATGATAATGGAACTATATGATCTATGTGCCATCCAGACTTACCGTAGTTTTCCCAACTCATACCAGTGTCAAATTTCTTCTCAATGTAGTCTTTTAAAAAATCAACAGAACAACCTATAATACTAAAAGATGAAAGATTTTTATTCTTCAAATAAAAATTAATCCTTCGTCTAACATTGACTCTTAATTTATATAAAAAATTATTTTGATATTTTTCTTTTTGTTTCTGTTTTAATTTATCCTGGTTTTTTATTCTATATTCTTTATCCTTTTTTTTAGTTAATTCTAAATTGTCCAAATAGTACTTTCTTCTTTTTTTTGATATTTCATCACGGTTATTGTTCCGGTATAACCTATGTTGATTGGAAATACATAATTTACACTGGGATTTGTAACCACTTTTTTTTGATTTGTCTTTTTGGAAATCACATAATAATTTTTCATCTTGACACTTACTACAAACCTTTGTCTCCATAATATTCAGTTAACAACTTCTCAATTAATTTTGATTTATTTATAATATCATTTTCTAACCGTTTAATAAGTTCTGGTTTTAGTGTTATTGAAATTTTAACTCTTTTTGTGTCCTTGTTTAATCTTGGTCTCATACTAATAAATATCTGTAAAATAAGTAAAATACCGATTTTTACTAATTTTATCGTAAATAAAAAAACCCCACCATAATTAAATGATGAGGTCAATTGGTGGAGATGCGGGGCTCCGACTCCCCGGTCCGGCTCGTTTTGTTTAAGAGACGACTACATGCTTAGGTTGATGTTTTCTAACACCCCAAAATATTTGATTTCTCACACCGATCAACAACGGTGATAGTTCTTACCAGGAACCATTCCGGTTTTGTACCTTTTCGGATAGGTACCACACCTTACGAACTTCTGTTGCTAGGTTATCTGTTCACCGACCCCCCGTTTCCGTATACTTCTTAAGCTACAGTAACTTCGGATTCTCTTACTAATCCAAGAGTTTCCATTTTGTTTAGCACATTGCCAGTTGTTTTGTGAATCAGTTTTTAACGAGATTAATTCAGTCCCGACATGCTTCTATTATTCAACCAACGCCCGTCAAATCCAATACATCCCCGTATATTGTAAATGATGTTTATCAAAGAACTATTTATAAATATAGGAATATTTATTTAAGATGCCAAGCGATACATACGAAATTTTAGAAGAAATACTTAAAACCGGTGAAGTTAACCATTGGAATTACCCAGAATATGTAAGGGATATAATTCCGGCAAGTAATCCTTCATCTACTAAAATTATTATTGCCTTTGAGGAAGACAATGATTTCTTAGAAACTTTAGGTGTTGGGCAAAATATGCACACCAGTATGAATACGATTATTATGATGCTGACAGATACTATGATGATTGGAATGAGGGTTATGTTTTAGGTGGACTTTCTGATGAAAATTTAGAAAAAGTAGATTACATATTAAAAATTACAGAACCTGAATTAACCGTTATGAAAAATGATGATGGTGTTATGAGACAAATTGCAAAAACACTATCTAATAAATTTCCAAGAGAAACTGAAGATATTACAACTGATTATGGTAAAGAAAACCAGGAATGTATTGCAAGGGCTGTAAAAGAAGTTTTAGTAAGAGAAACAAAAAACCCATTTTTAAGGTTTGGTATTGTTGAAAAAGACTGGGGATGGAGATTTGAAACAACTGTAAGTATATTACTTAACTGGTATAGAACACTAAAAGCTGAAGATGAAGATATTAAGGGCCTTTTAAAAAAATTAATTGAGAGATACCAACCAAATGCAAATCGTGGTGATTGGTATGAATTAGAATATGGTGTCTGGTGCGATGATTATGATAGTGATTCTTTTAACTATGAAGCCGGAAGAACTTTAGATAGACTAATTAGTGATTTAGAAGAAACAATGTCTGAAAATGAAAATTATGAAGACTATTTAAAAATGCTTGATGTTGTTTCTAAACTTGGTGGGTTTAATAGATGGATCCCAATAAAAAAAGAAAATAGGTTAATAAAATTTTTATCAATTGACCCTAAAACAAATTTATTAACATTCCAGATCACCGGTAAAGGTGGTGATTTTGGTAAAAACGAAAAAAGAAGTGTAAAAACACTTGATGATCTATACACAACTCTTAATCATCCGGAATTATTTGAACATTTGAAAAAAACTATACAAAAAATTCTTTAAATCCAAAAAACTTTCCTATATTTGTTATTATGGAAAGAAATTACGAATTATTAAAAAAAGTACTGTCAATTCCCACCAAAACTTATGAGGAGGATATGATGATTGATTTTATCACGAACTGGCTTGATGAAAATAATATTCCTTATTATGTTGACAACTTCTATAACATTTATGCAACAAAACAAACCGATGAGGGTATTGAATATTTCCCTTGTGTTGTTGCGCACACAGATACGGTACATAGTATTGATACAATTAATGTTAGAGAAGAAATGCTTCCAAATGCACAGAAGGAAGTAAAACTTGCTCTTAAAGCTTACAATGATCAGGGAAACCCAACCGGAATTGGGGGTGATGATAAGTGCGGGGTTTATTCTTGTCTTGAATTATTAAAGGAACTCCCAAATCTTAAAGCCGCTTTTTTTGTTGCAGAAGAGACTGGGTGTAAAGGATCTTTTAATTCGGATCCGAGATTTTTTGAGAACGTTGGTTATGCAATTCAGTTTGATGCTCCGGAGAATAATATGATCTCAGAATTTCTTATGTCAAGACCTATGTTTAATAGAGATAGCGAGTTCTTTAAAGTTGGTGGTGGTCTTATTATAGAGCATTTTCCTGGTGATACAAAATATCACAAACATCCATATACCGATATCTATCCACTTAACAAGAAATATGGAATATCTTGTTTTAATATTTCAGCCGGATATTACAACTATCATACAAGAAACGAATATGTTGTTGTTGAGGATACATACAACGGAATTAAAGTTGGTAAGTTAATGATTGAACAACTTGGTTATACCAAACACTAATAAAAAAAAGGGGGGGGGTTAATCCTCCTTTTTTTATTTTAATATATATTTATTATAATATATATTATGAAAAATAGATCTATAATTAATGAAGAGGAAAAATTAAGGATTCTTAATTTACACGAACACTATAAAACTAATGTGGTTGGTACCAGTCTAATAATTGAAGCTGAGAATATAATACCAGGTGGACCAAATGATGATTGGGACTATAAAGAATCTGGTAATAAGTATTACGCTAGAAAGAAAGGTACAGCAAACTGGATCTTAGCAACTGGTAGTGCGGAAAGAGCAATAAAAAAAGATATATTTAAAAGACAAGTAAAAAAAATTGACGTATCTTCTAAAATTTTTAAAAGTCAAGAACAGGGTGATGCATTTAGAAAATATGTTAATACATACCATAAAAATGTGGCAAAAAAACATAATTTAAGTAATATTGGTCCATATGATAATGAAAATATTACAAATGCTGCTAATGAAATAGTTAAATCAAAAACTTATGGTAAAATAAAATTGAGTGATTTGTTTTTTAAACAAAACAAAGATATAGAAAAAAAAGGTCAAGAAAAAGGATTCACATTACCATCTTTGGTTAAGACCGGTTTTGAAATTAATAAAAATAGATGGGAATCAGATAAAGGATATTACGTTGATAAATGTACTCAAAAAGGTTGTGCCGAATATACATATGATATGATTGGTAATGTATTTGGGGACGCTTGGCAAGCATATATGAAGTTTAACAAATACGCAACTGTAAGTCCAGGTATGGTTCAGTTTATGACAAAAGTTTTTAATAATATTAATAAAGTTGGTATGCCAAACTTAAATGAACCAACGTCTAATGATGCTGATGCTCAAAAAATTATTAAGACTCTTATTCCGTCAAATCAACAACAATTTAATAAATTACCTTTAGGTACGGTAGTTGGTTTATATTATCCAAAATCTAGTAATTTTGATTTGGCGTTTTTCCAATCTGCAATAGGTAAATCCAGAGATAATGCCGGGAATTTTGTTTCGGTACACCCAAATTATTTTTGTAAAAGTAGTTGGCTTAGTCCAAAATCTTGTTCAGAATGGAATTACTCAGATGCTGGGGAAAGTTTCGCACCAAGTAACACATTAGAAAATGGAAAATCTTTTATACCAAATACACATATTGGTTTTATAGGTCACATAGACCAAAATGGTCTTAGATACGTTGTGCATAATGTACATCAAGAAGTTTTTGCGTTTCCGGTTAATAAAATGAATAAAGATACATTGTCAATAGTTTGGGCTGGATCACCAAAAGTAAGTTAAGTATGAAAATTATAATAACAGAAAATCAATTAAGTAAAATTCGTAAGTATATAAATGATAAAAATACTAACGAAAAAATTAATGAGCAAGGGTTTGGTGGTGCCGCCGGTATTGTAGGAGCACCACAGCAATTAGTTACCCCAGAAAAAAGTAAGTTTTCTTGTTTACCAACACCTAAGTTAGATCCTTTTATATTTTACATTTTAAAAAATAAAGTAAATTTAGCTAAAAAATTAGGTATTTCAGAACAATTATTAATGTTATTAACTAAAGCAGCTGTTGGTGTTATGAAAAGAGAAACTGATTATGGCTTGTCATATAAATCAGTTGGGGAAAGCCTTTTAGATTGGTTTGATGATACATTTTTGTTTCAAGCAATTAAAACAAGTGGGAAAGGATTACAAAGTCTTGGTCCGGCACAATTTACAAAAGGAACATGGAAAAATTTAGATATGGAAAAAAAATTTGGTATGCCAATACAGTCTTTAAAAACTTTTACTGGTGCTGGGTTAGGTACTATTGTTTCTTTGTTAGGTAATTATAATAGAGCTAAAAATGCTGGATATACAACTAATTCTAAAGCGGTAAACCCTTTTTTACAAAAAAAAGGAGTTAATTTTAAAAGTACCGGTAATGCAGCACTTGATATTGCTATTGGATCGCATAATATGAATCTTATAAATAAATGGTGTTATACAAGTAATCCAAATTTAGCTGGACCGTGTAAAAACCCAACTTATCAACCATATAAAAAAGATTCACCAGAATTTAAAAAATACGGTATATTAAAAGTATATCAAAATAAACCAATAGTTAATTATTTCCCAAATAAAGGACACAAAGGACTCACATCATTTGGGTATTTAGAGGAGGTTGTTGATGTCATCTGGTCTTTAAAGTGTTTTTAAAAGTAGAAAGGAGGGTTAATCCTCCTTTTTCTTTCTTCCCTTTTTCTTTGGTTCAGGTTTTTCTCTACACTCAATTTCAATCTCCTGATCTTCACCTTCACCTTTAACAAATAACATATATTCTTTTTCTTCTTGGACCTCACTCAATAAAATCTTCTCTGAAATAAGATCTTCAATTTTATCCTGGATTGCACGTTTTAAAGGCCTAGCACCGTATTGTTCGTCAAAACCTACTTTTGATATTAAATCAATTACTGATTGTTCATATGATACTTTATACTTCATAGAATCAAGTCTATTGATTAATTTATCAAGTTCAAGTTTGACAATCTTATCAATATCTTCTTTTTTAAGAGAATTAAAGATTACAATATCATCAATTCTATTTAAAAATTCTGGAGCAAAAAACTTACTTAATTCTTTTTTAAGAACATCTCTCTTGTATTCTTCCTGAACCGCTTCACTACTGTTGTTACTTTTAAACCCAACGCCGGTCCCAAACTCTTGTAACTTTCTAACACCAATATTTGATGTCATAATAATTAAACAGTTTTTAAAGTTAATTTTCCTACCAAGACCATCAGTCATATGTCCGTCATCAAGCATTTGAAGAAGGGTCGCAAAGATATCTTTGTTTGCTTTCTCAATCTCATCAAATAAGATAACACAGTACGGTTTGTTTTTTACTTGTTCTGTTAACTGACCACCTTCTTCGTGACCAACATATCCTGGAGGTGACCCAATAAGTCTTGAAATTGTATGTTTCTCTTGATACTCGGACATGTCAACTCTGATTAAAGAGTCCTCACTACCAAAAATTTCTTTTGCTAATTTCTTGGCTAGGAATGTTTTACCAACACCAGTTGACCCAAGGAATATAAATGAACCAATTGGTTTATTAGGATCTTTAATGCCAACCCTATTCCGTCTAATTGACCTTGAGATCTTTTTAACGGCTTCACTCTGACCGATAACATTTTTATTTAAGGACTCCTCAAGATTAATAAGTGAGTTCTTTTCATCAATATTAATTTTACTCACAGGAATCTTTGTCATATTTGAAACAACCTCATATATCAAATCTTCCGGAATACCACGTTTACTTGACTTTAATTCTTCCTCAAATTTTTTCTTTTCATCCTCAAGTTGTTGTAGAATATTTTTTTCTCTATCACGAAGTTCCGCTGCTACCTCATATTTTTGTTTTTTAATAACATCTACTTTTTCCTTTTTAATATCGGCAGCTTCTAATTTTAATTTCTCAATATGTTCCGGAAGTTTTATATCAATTTGCATTCTTGAACCAACCTCATCCAAAATATCAAAAGCTTTATCAGGGAACTCACGATCTGTGATATAACGGTCAGCTAATTCTACACACAACCACAATGCTTCATCTGTGTAATTTACTTTATGGTGATCTTC